GTGCGACATCCGGCCGGGCAAGGGCGGGTGCGAGACGGCCCGGCAGCGGCTCGACCAGACCACACGACAACTGGAGGTGGGTAATGGGCAGCAAGGCGAAAGCAAAACCGGCCGGCTCCCCAGCGGGTTCCGGGTCCGGTGGCGGTAAGGTGATCCCGGACAACGACCGCGGCGAGGTGGACCTGAAGCACTTGCGGGAGCACCCGGACAACCCCCGCAAGACGTTCCTCGCCGCCGAACTGGAGGAGATGGCCGCGAGCATGCGCCCGCCCGGCCGGGTGGACGTGCGGCTGATCGTCCGGCCCGTCGGCCCGGCCTGCGAGTACGTCCCGGGCGAGGGCTGGAAGGGGGTCGATCACTTCCAGGTCCTCGACGGGCACAAGCGGTTCCGCGCGGCCAAGCTCGCCGGGCTGAAGGCGGTACCGGTGGACGTGGTGGCCCTCGACGACCGGGCCGCCTACGTGCTGATGCTCCGGTCGTTCGCGCAGCGGAGTGACCCGCCGGCCTCCGAACAGGTCGCGGCCTACCACCGGCTGGCCGCCGACGGGTGGGCGGCCGACCAGATCGCCGGCGAGACGGGCAAGCCGGCGGCCTACGTCCGCTCGGTGCTGCGGCTGGCGAAGCTGCCCGGCTGGGCCCTGGCCGCCGTGGACGCGGGCGTCCTCCCGCGGGCGGTGGCGGAGATCGTGGCCCGGGTGCCGGGGAAAGAATCACGCATCCTTGCGGCGGCTTGTGTGCTGCGGGGGATCAATCACCCGGGTCTGGTCACGGAGGAAGATTGGGATCGTCGGACCTGGACCGAGACGTTCGCCACCTTCACCGACGCCGACCGGGACCGCGTGCTCTCCTACCGCAGCGCCCGCGAGTTGGTCCGCTCGCACTTCACCCGCCAGCTCTCGTCCGCCCCCTTCTCGCGCAAGTCGCTCGAATTGCTCCCCGAGGCCGGCAGCTGCGACGCCTGCCCCAACCGGGCCGGCAACGACGAGGAGGCGAAGGCCGACGGCATCCGGGCCGACTGCTGCCTCGACCCCGACTGCTACCGCAAGAAGGAGGACGCCTACCGCTCGGCCGAGGTGGCCAAGCTCGAAGCAAAGGGCGTGCTGGCCGCGGACCTGGACGCGGAGGGGTTCGACCGGCCGCCCCGGGGCTGGTGCCGGCTCGACGCCCCGGCCAACGAGACCGAGCTGGCCCCCGAGTTCACCGGCTACAACGGGACGCCGCTCGGCAAACTGCTCGGCGACCACTGCCCGCAGAAGTACCACGGGTTCGCCCGGGGCGGGAAGGTGGTGCTGCTGGTCAAGACCGCCGAGGCGCGGAAGGGGCTGGTGGAAGCGGGGGTGCTGAAGAAGCAAGAGCCGGTAGCTTCGGGGCGCGACGAACCAACAACGGAGCGAGCGAAGGACCAGCCCACGAAACCGGCCGCCCCGGGCCTGCCCGACATCGTGGATAAAGCCGCAGACCTGGCCGGGCATGTCCTGGCCGAGTATGCGGCCGAGCAGTGTGAGGCCCTGGCCGATATTGCCGTGATCCCCGACGCGGACCACGGCCGGCCGATCCACGACACCCTCTCGTTCGTCGCCCGCTGGTTGATCCGCGACCACTGCCAGTACGGGGGCGAGCGGGCCGATGTGGTGCGGGCGGCGTTCGGGTTGGCACGGACCGGGGCTCGACCCTCGAATCCCACCGGCGCGGATACCGCCGCCCTCATCCGACTAGCCGATGATGCCCTGGCCGGGCTGGACGCGGCCAAGCTGCTGGCCGCCTGCCTCCGGCTGGTGAGCGGGCCGTCGCTGATCGACGCGGTGTACGACCGGCCCTTCGGCGACGAACTGCTCGCGTGGGCCGAACTCGACTGGGAGCAGCTGAAGAGCCAGGCCCGGCGGGAACTGGCCGGCGGCCAGACGGCCGACGAGAAGATCGCCGCGGCGGAGGCGGAGCCCACCCCCACGCCGGCGACGAAGAAGGACAAGGTGTCGGCGTGATTACGAGAGTGATTTCCGGCGGACAAACCGGGGTCGATCAGGCCGTCCGCGCCCGCTGTGGGCAGGGGCTGCCCGACGAAATGATTCTGCGGCGGCTCAACAACCTGCGGAAAAGTGGTGGCGATCGGCGGAGAAAAGCGGGATGAAACCGACCCCCCACGACCCCGCCGCGGTCCGGGCCGGCGACATCATCCGCGTCCGGTGGCACAAGACCACCCGCCCGGCCCGGGTGGAGTATGTCGTCGGGCACGGCCGGGTGTACGCCCGCGCGGTCGGGCGGGGCGGCCGGCTGACGAAGCACCCCCACTACTACCCGCCGAGCTACCTCCGGCCGGCCCTGCCGGGGGACCGCGAACTGGTGGAGGCGGCCTCGCGGGAGACGCCGGGCCTCACCCCCGCCGGGGAAGTCGCCACGACCCGCAAGGACCTCGAACAGCTGCTGGACGATAGCCTGGAGTTGAACGAAAAACTGGAGGCCGAGGTCGCCCGCCTGCTGGGGGAGCTGGCCGACGCGAAGCGGGTGTGCGACGGGCTGGCGGAGCGGGTGGCGACGCAGGGCGAGCTGCTGAGCCGGTTCGCGGAGAAGGGGGCGGGAAAAATCTCGACAATTCTTCCCGGTATCTATTGACCCGGATTGTTCGCGGGAATAATATACTCGTGTGGTGAATGAGCGACGACCCCCGACCCGAGGAGACGACATGGCGACCACGACGCGAGAGGCCCTGGCGTACAAGAGGCTGCGGGCGAACGGCTGGCCCAAGAAAGAAGCCCGGAGCCGGGCGGCTGTCTTCGCCGCCGCTTCAGCCGGCCCGTGCGAGTGCGGCGATGTGCGGCACCTGCCGGGCGACAATCGCTGTCCGGCCTCCCCGACATACACGCCGCCGGTCACGAATGAGGGTGTCACGCGGTCGATGACCTGTCGGGCGTGCGGCCACGTCAATCCCTATCACCCCCGGTTCGGCTGCGGAAAATGCGGCGCGAAGTCGGAGTGACCCCCTACCCCGCCCGCCCCGGCGGGCCAGGAGACGACCCGATGGCGACTGAGGCGAAGCGGAAGGGGCCGGGCCGCCCGCGGGTCCGGCCGGCGGGGGTGATCGAGCAGGAGGTCTGGTACACTCAGGCCGAGCTGCGGCGGCTCCGGGGTGAGGCCCGGACCGAGGGCGTCACGGTGCCGGAGTTGATCCGGCGGCGGTCGCTGGGCCGGGAATCCTGACCCGGCCGGTGGGGATAGTCGGGGATACTCGGACGAGCACACCCGCCGGGTTCAGCCCGGCGGTTTGCATTTCCGGCCCCTAATGCGGGGAAGGGGTGAGAGGGTTCCCTGCCTATAGGGGGTGTAATACACTCTCTCTCTTCTTCTTCTTCAACACACACTGAGTGTATTAGAGGCCCCGGCGCACGCCCGAAGCCCACCCGGACGGGTGGGCTTTCGCGTTGCGGGTAGGATTGCGGGGGATATGGCCGAGAAAAAGCCCCGCCGCCGGTACTCGGACGAGGAACGGGCCAACGCCCTGGCCGCCCTCGCCGCGAACCGGGGCAACGTCTCTCTCACCGCCAAACAGCTCGACATCCCGCCCAAGACGCTGGAGAACTGGGCCAAGCAGCGGGTCCATCCGGAGGCGGCCAAGCTTGGCGATCGGAAAAAGGAGGAGATGGCGGACAGCCTCCGGGGTATCGCGTGGCGACTCCTCGAATCCATGCCGGAGAAGATCCCGAAGGCGTCCCTGAAGGACACGGCGATTGCGTTCGGGATCGCCGTGGAGAAGGCGCGGCTGTTGCGGGACGAGCCGACGGAGATCCATGAGCAGCGCGACAACGAGCGGGAGCGGCTGTTCCGCGAGCGGTACGGGGCCGCCCACGATGCCGCTGCCGGTGCTGGAGTGGACGGTCAGCCGCAACCCCCTGATCCCCCACATCCCGACCCCGCGGCAGATCCGGTTCCTTGAGCTCGAATGCCTGGACGCGCTGTACGGCGGGGCGGCCGGCGGGGGGAAGTCGGACGCCCTACTGATGGCCGGCCTCCAGTTCGCGGCCGTCCCGGGGTACGCGGCCCTGCTGCTCCGGCGGACGTTCGCGGACCTGAAGCTGCCCGGGGCCCTGATGGACCGGGCGGACTCGTGGCTGAGGGGCAAGGCCCGGTGGAATGCCCAGGAGCACCGCTGGCGGTTCCCGGCCGGGTCCACCCTCCAGTTCGGGTACTGCGACAACGAGCGGGACGTGTACCGGTACCAGTCGTCGGAGTTCCAGTTTGTCGGGCTCGATGAGGCCACGCAATTCACGGACTTCCAGGTCAAGTACCTATTCTCCCGGCTCCGCCGGCGGCGGTCGATCCCGGTCCCGCTCCGCTACCGGCTCGGGTCTAACCCGGGCGGGGTCGGGCACGAGTTCGTCAAGCGGCGGTACGTCAACCCGGGCGACCCCGCCCGGGTGTTCGTGCCCGCCAAACTCCAGGACAACCCGTACCTCGACCAAGAACAATACCTCCGGTCGCTGGCCGAACTGGACCCGATGACACGGGCGCAACTGCTCGCCGGCGACTGGGACGCGGTGGCCGGCGGCCGCTACCTCAAAGAGTGGTTCCTCCACCGCTACACCCAGCGGGGGGATTACCTCGTCCTGCGGCGGCCCGGGGTCGCGGGCGAGGAGACGCTCCACTGGCCGGCCTGCCGGCGGTTCCTGACCGTGGACCCGGCCGCCAGCGAGAAAACGACCGCGGACCACACCGTCGTGGCCGTCTGGCTCGTCACCCCGCGGAAGGAACTGCTCCTGCTCGACCTGGACCGCTTCCAGGCCGAACCCCCGCGGATCGTCCCCCGGATCGAGGCCATGTGGGGCAAGTGGGGCCGGCCGGACGGGGTGTGGGTCGAGAGCGTGGCCGCGAACAACGCGGTCTACAAGTTCGCCCGCGAGACCGTGATGCCGGCCCGGGCGCTGTCCCCGCTCGGGACCGACAAGCTGGTGAGGGCCACGACCGCCCTCAACTACGCCGCGACCGGCCGGTTCTGGCTGCCCGCGCCGGGGGTCCGGGCCGGGATGCCGCTCGACGACGTGGAGGGGGAGTTGTACCGATTCACCGGGGACGATAAGAAGGACGCTAACGACGACGTGGTAGACTGCTTCAGCTACGCCGCGAAGGTGCTCGCCGACGCCGGGGTGCCCGGGGCGGCGAAGGGCGCGGCCCCGGTCTGGATGGGACAGGACTAACGAGGTAACCACGATGCCCGCAGAAACCCCCACCGCCCCCGGCCTGCCCTACGAGGTCCGGACCCTCCGGTACGGCCCGGCGGACCGGCCGACGAAGTTCCGGCACGGCCAGCAGACGGGCGAAATCCTCACCCCCGACGAGGTCGCGGTGCTGGACTACGTCCGGCACCTGGAGGCCGAACGGGACCGGCTCCGGGCGGACCTGGATGCCGCGACCGCCCCGGACGCGCCGGCCGGGGCCGGGGCGCACACACCGGGGCAGCGGCGGAGGGCCGGGCGGTGAACGACCCCGCCCCGCCCATCTCCCGGCTCTCCTCCACCGCGGCCGACGTTCCGGCGGACGAGATCGTGCGGGGGGGGGTGATTGCCGCCAACCAATCCCGCCCGATCATCCACGGCCCAGCCGAGGTATAATCCGGGTACGCAACCGGGGTGTGGTCCCGTGCCCCGCGTCGAGCACCGCCGGCGCTGAGTCCAAAGGATCGTGACACGGCCGATCACGGCTCGGCGGAATCGCAAACGGGACCCATTCTAGCTCAGCGTGATCGTCTTGTTCCCCGGGCTCGAAATCGTCACCTCCGACAGCACGCAGCGGTTCAGCTTCGCCGCCCAGTTCCCCGCCCGGCCGTAGGGGTCGAGCAGGGCCGCCCCCGCGTACAGCTGGATCGTCCCGGTGATCGTGACCGCGGCCGGGGCGAGGGCGAAGTCGAGCGTCCCGCCCCCGCCGACCGTGGGGGCGCTGCTCAGGTTCCCGGTCGATTTCCACGTCACCGTCCCGCCGTCGATGGTCGGCCCCGGGCCGCCGGCCGCCCCCGCGATCTCCACCTGGCTGGTCCCGTCCACCGATAGCGAGGTGGCCCACGACGCCGCGATCCGGGCCTGCGCGTCCTCCAGTTCCACGGTGCCGCTGAGCGTGGCCGACGCCCCGACCCGGACCGTGGCGGAATTGCCCTTGAGCGTGGCCACGGTGCAAGCCTGACCCGACAGCGGGGCGACGGCGACCGAGGCCCCCGCCACGTCCACGACCGACGAGGCCGGCAGGCCCTCCAGTTCCACCGCCTCCGACCCCACCGGGGCGTTCGAGCCCGAGCCGGTGACGGTAACGGTGACGGGCGAACCCGGGTCGATCGCCTTGAACCGCAGCGCCCCGGCCGCGTCCGAATCCCCCTGTTCCACCAGCCAGGACGTGCATTTGACGCTGAGTTCCGTCGGCCGGTACTCCGGGTAGCCGTTGGCGTTCGTGGTCGGCAGCGCGGCCGCGCCGGTGTGCGTGGCCCGGCGGGTGAACCCGGTGAGGGTGATCGCGGCCAGGGCGTCGAGGTTGTACAGCAGCGGGACCGCCGTGTTCTCGACCGTCAGGCTGTCCACCCCCGTGACCGGCAGCGCCCCGGTCGAGTAGTTCGCCGGGTCGCCCACGTCCGACGGCGACTTCGGGCCGACGGTGGTGGCGAGCGTGGTGCTGTTGGCCCCCGCGTCGCTCTTGGCGAACGTGAACGGCGCGCCGTCGGCCGGGCCGGTGATGGTTACGACCGCACCCGACGCCGAATAGCTCATATCGGAGAACGCCCCGCCCGCCGCGGCGAGGGCGATAGCGAAGTCGCTGGCCGCGGTCGCCACGGTACTGCTCGACGGCTTGACCGCGATGCTCTGGGTCGGCCCGGCGGTGAACGTGACCGCGCTGGTCGGGTCCGCGGTCGTGACCGTCAGCGTCATCACCTTCGCCACGGCCAGTTGCACACCGACGTAGGTTACTGCCGCCATTTTCGGCCCCCGGGAGGTGGGTCGATCTTCCCGGCTACCCGGACCTCGTGCGCATACACCCCGCCCGCGTAGCCCCCACACTGCGGGCATGGGCAAGCCGTGGGAGGTCTGGAAGGACGTGCTCTACCCGGGCCGGGTCGTGGTCCGGCAGGGCGGGGACTACTGTTCGTACACCTTCCGGCCGGCGGACCTCGCCGCCGCGTGCGGCACCGGCAACGAGCAGTTGGCCGCCGGCTGGCACGTCCCGGCCTGCTGGGAACACCAGGACGTGACCCCGGTCCGGCTGTCCCGCTCCGAGCGGGACGAGGTGTTCGCCCGCACGGTGTTCGCCCACGCCAAAGCCTTCCGGGTCCGGGGCGGCCGGGCCGAGGTGCTGCTGGCCGGGGACGACCCGGCCGACCTGGCGCAGTTCAAGAAGGTCCGGTTCGTCAGCCCGGAACTCCGGTGGGACTGGGTGGACACCGACGGCCGGCTCTGGCCCGGGCTGAACATCACCCACGTCGCCGCCACCCCCCGCCCGGTCCAGCGGCACCAGGAGCCGGTCGGCGGCCTGAAACTCTCGCTTTCGGCCCACGAAACCCGCATTTTCACGAGCCTCCCGGAGTTCATCGGCGCGGCCGCGGGGGTGCCCCGCGTAGCCCCCACAATTCACCCGTCGCTGATCCGGCTGTCCCTGGCCGACTACGCGGAGGCCCCCACCGTGGCGGACGAGACCGAGACCCCCGAGCCCGAAGAGACCGAGACCGAATCCGGCGGCGGGGACTGGATGGAGAAGGTGGCCGCGGCCCTCAAGGAGCACTGCGGGCTCGACCTGGGCGACGTGAGCGCGATCAAGAACCCCGAGCAGTTCGCGCACGTCGTGGAGGTCGCGGCCAAGAACTACAAGGCCGGCGGGGAGCCGGAGTACGACGAGCCGGAGCCCGAGGAGGACGACGAGGAGCAGGCCGGGGACGCCGAGCAGCCGCCCGAGGGCAGCGAGCCGCCCGCCGCCCAGCCCCTCCAGATGTCGCTGGAGGCCCAGGAGAAGAAGGCCGCGGCCCTGGCCCGCCAGTCCATCCGCCGGGAGATCGACGCCCTGGAGCACGACCGGCAGGTGACCCCGGCCACGGCCGACGACCTGCGGGGCCGGCTGAAGGCGGTCCGCCTCAGCTTCACCGCCGAGGGGGACGTGCAGCCGAACGAGGTCACGATCCGGGTGGAGGCCCTCCGCCAGAACCCGAAGGGGTCGGCGTACTCGACCCGCGGGCGGAAGGGCAGGAAGGCCGTCCGCCTCTCGGCGGACGCCGCCCCGGTCGCCGACAGCCCGTACCGCGACGACCCCCCGGAGTCCCCGGAGAAGGTCGCCAAGACCGTCAGCGACTGGAACGCGACCGGCCGGAAGTGACCCGGCCCGCGTAGCCCCGACGATTCAGACAGGCCGCCGCCCCCGACCGGAGTACCCGATGTCGCTCGCGATCTGGAACAACCTGCCCGGGATCGACACCCAGGTCAACACCGTCGAGAACGAGTACTGGTGGGGGCCGGCGTTCCCGTGGGCCTGCATCGGGGTCATCCTCGACGCCGCCTCCGTGGACGCCGGGGACACCCCGACCACCACCCTCCGCCGCGGCCTGGTCCTCGGCCAGATCGCCAGCTCGCTGAAGTACAAGGCCTACGACCCGACCGCGACGGACGGCAGCCAGGTGGCGGTCGGGGTGCTGGACACCACCACCGACATGAACGACCCGCGGTCCGGGAGCACCCGGGACAAGGTCGCCCAGCTGCGGGTGTGGGGGTTCGTCAAGGTCGGCAGCCTGTTCGGGTTCGACGAGAACGCCCGGGTCCAGCTGTCCCCGCGGTTCGTCTTCGACGACCTGCGGCTGATCGACCGGGACTTCTCCCAGGTCGTCGCCAAGGCCGCGAACTACACCGTCGTCGCGGCCGACAACGGGAAGACGTTCACCACGTCCGGGGCCGCCGGGGAGGTGGACTTCACCCTCCCGGCCGTCGCCCGCGGCTACCGGTTCCGGTTCCACAACGTGGTCGGCCAGACCATGAAGGTCATCGCCCCGGCCGGCAAACTCGTCACGTTCAACAACAACGCCGCCACGTCGGTGGCGTTCCAGACCGCCGGCAACCTGATCGGCGGGACGATCGAGATCGTCTCGAACGACGACGGCTCGAAGTACATCGCCATCCCGGGCGGGGCGAACACCCTGACCGTCGCGTAACCGACCACCCGCGGGGCCGAGCCCCGCCGCCCGACCCGACCAAGCCCGACAGCCCGCGAGGTGCCCGACGATGGCCGGCTCGATCCTGACCCTGCTGACGCCCTCGGTGGTGACCAAGATCGTCTCGACGATCCGCGCCCCCGGCTCGATCCTCTCGAAGTACTTCGGGTTCGAGATCGGCGGCAAGAACGTGATGTCGATCCAGGGCCGGACGTACACCTACGACATCTACGACCACGTCCGGGACGTGGCCCGGGGCCGCATCCCGGGGGCCGCGTCCGGGTCGGTGGCCATGAACCCGGTCGGGAACGTCAGCATCACCCTGGCGAAGTCCGCCGAGAAGGTGATGCTCGACTACAACACGCTCATCCAGATCCGGACCCTCGGCCAGAACGCCGGGGTCCGGGACGTGATGGGCAAGCGGTACATCGAGAACCAGGCCAAGACCCTCCGCCAGCGGCAGGACAACTTCCGCGAGTTCATCACCGCCGGGGCGATCTGCAACGGCGGGGTGTACGGCTTCTACCAGTCCGGGGACGACCTGATCCCGACGTTCGACCGGTCCGGCACGTTCATCTCGGTCGACCACAAGATCCCGAGCTCGAACATCCTGACCGGCGGCAGCTTCGCGGCCGGGCTCCAGCTCGGGACCGGCACGAACCAGATCACCACCGCCTGGAGCGACGCGACCAACGCCAACATCCCGAACATGCTGCTCGGGATCGATGCCGCGTTCCAGTCCCTCGTCGGCCAGGCGCTGGCCGTGATCGTGGTCAACAACACCGTCTGGGAGAACGTGATCGCCAACACGTTCGTCCGGAACCTGGCCGGCAGCTCGAACGTCCCGTGGGCCAGCTACGACCACCTGCCGATCAAGAACCCGGACGGGACCGACGCCGGGGTGTTCGTCGCCACCCTCCGCGGGCTGCCGCAGTTCAAGTGGCTGATCGTCAACTCGGCCATCCGGCTGGCGAGCGGCAGCGCGACCAACCTGACCACCCAGCGGGTCGTCCAGGACAACTACGCGACGTTCATGTGCGAGCCGGACGGGTCGTGGTTCCAGCTGGTCGAGGGGTCGGAGATCGTCAAGGACAACGACCTGGCCGCCCCGGTCGAGCGGGAGGGGTTCTACAGCTGGCTCCTGGAGAAGGCGGACCCGGCCCGGTTCGAGCTGCACGCCCTCCAGTCGGCGGGGCTGGAAATCAACGTCCCGAAGGCCATCGCCTGGGCGCGGGTGCAGTAACCCGCCCGGGGCTACACGCGGCCAATTGGCCGTTTCTCGCGGGCCGCTTTCGGGCGGCCCGCTTGCTTGATGAGGGGTGCCGATGGCCGCGTTCCAGAAGTTGAATGGCTTCGTCGAGCACCTGGCGAACAAGGTCCACAACCTCGGGGCCGACGCCCTCACCTACGCCCTGTCCAACACCGCCCCGGGCTCCGAAGGCACGCCCCCGACGGGAGCAACTTCCGCCTGCGTGCTAGCGAACGTCACCCAGGCGGCCTACACGCACCTGTCGAGCCGGGTTCCCACGATCACCGGCTGCATACAGTCCTCCGGCACCCTCAAGCTGATCCTCGGCGACCTGACGCTGACCAGCAGCGGCGGCACGACCGGCCCGTTCCGGTACGTCTACCTGTACAACGACACGCCGGCGTCGAGCCCGACCGACCCGCTGATCGGCTACTACGACTACGGATCGAGTATCACCATGAATGACGGGGAGACCTTCCTGATCGACAACGACGGGACCAACGGGGTTTTGCAGCTGGCCTAGTTCGCCGCGACGATGTGGGGGTCATCCGCGGCCTCGGCGATTGTGGTGTTGATCGTGTCGCCGGGCTGGACGTTTACCGGGAAGGGGTCGGTGAACCGGACGTGTCCGACTTCCCGGCCGGCGACGAAGAGCACCAGCCGGTCGGGGAAGAATCGTCCCGATCCCTTCGCCACGAACCGCAGTTCGGGGGCGGGGGGAATGCGGCCGAAGGGAAGTTCGCGGCCGTCCGCGTCGAACAGGCCGACCTCGGAAGTGGGGTCGGCGAGGATGTGCGAGAAGTCCATGCGGGGATTATAACATGCCGCGCGACCAGCAGACCATCCGGGCCGAATTGGGCGAAGCAAACGCCGCCTACCTCGCGGCCGTCACCGCCCAGCCGGAGGCGGTGTGGCGGCCGCTCTCCGACCGGGTGAAGGAACTCCAGACGGAACTCCACCAGACCATCGCGGCCGGGGCCTGCCCGTGCCCGCGGTGCGGGGCGCAGCCGGTCGGCCTGCGGCACGTCCACCGGACGCGGGGGAAGGGGAACACGGTCCGCTGGCACCACGTCTTCGAGGTCGGGTGCCCGTGCGCGAAGGACGCGCCGGGCGACGACCGCCGCGGGTTCGCGGAGACGCCGGGGGCGGCGGCCGGAAGCCTGCTGGACGGGTACGCCGAGGCGACCGCGGCGGCGGCGGTCGCGGACTGGAACCGGAAGAACGTGAGGGAGTGATGCCGTTCTACCGCCCCGATCAGGTCAGCCCCCGATGATCTTGACCCGGACCATCGTGGACGTGCGGCAGGTGGGCGGCGGGGTGCGGATCACCGACGACACCGGGGCGGGCATGTTCTTCCACAGCGTCGCCGACTTCCAGGCGGAGCTCGCCCGGTTCCGCGGTGCCGCCCCGTGGTTCGCGCTCATGGCGGGCCTGGACAAATACGCCAACGTGGACCCGACGTTTAGCACCCCGGGGATGATCGAGGGGCACTCCGTCACCCTGAACACCGACGCCGGAACCAACCCGCTGATGAAACTGAGCTGACCCATGCCGTCGATGCTCGATACCGTGTTGCAGCTCGTCCGCCTCTCGGAGTCGGGCAGTGCGAGCAGCATCACTCAACTCATGAGTGCCAGCACCACGAAGGTCGCGTGGGTGTTCCAGGCGGAGACGGCCGACCCGATCACCGACGTATTCTTCTCGGCCTCGGCGAAGGCCGGGACGGTCCCGACGTACACGGCAGGGCTCCAGGGGCTGACCTCCACCGGCACCCCGGACGGGACGTACAAGGGGGGCGGGAGCCCGGCCAGTGCGACGACCGCCCCGGCCGCGACCGGCGGACAGGTCGTGACGCTGGCGAACGCCTACGCCCCCGCCCGGGGCGACCGGCTGGCGCTCGTGGTCGAGTACTCGTCCGGGGCCATCGACGCGGGCGACAACATCACGGTCCGGACGGGCGTCAATTCCGACTTCAACGTGGGGTTCCCGTACCTGCTGGTCAACACCGGCAGCTGGGCCAAGCAGATCTCGACCGGGGCGGTGTTCTGGGGCTACAGGGCGGGCGGGCGGTGGTACGGTAAGCCGGCGACCGACGCGACGACCAACGTCCTGGCGAACGTCTCCGGGAACAAGGTCGCCGTCAAGTTCACCCTCCCGGCCGGGGCCGGGGAGTATTTCACGGTCAAGGGCCTCCGCATCCGGAACCGGCCGGTCGTCAGCACGTCCGCGGCGTACAAGTTCGGGCTGTGGGACGCGGCGGGGAACACGATCCAGTCGGCGGCCCTGGACTCGGACGAGACGGTGGCCATGACCCAGGGGCACAACTACGAGTTCCTGTTCGCGGACGCGGCCCTCCGGCCGCTCCGGTTCGGGGTGCCGTACTACGTCGGGTTCGACGGGCTGGGCAACGCGCAACCGAGCATGGACTGCTTCACGTTCGACTCGGCGGCACTGCTCGCGGCGATGGGGCTGCGGGGGGACGTAGTGGTCAGCAGCTACGCGGGCGGGGCGTGGACCGACGCCCTCCAGTTGCCGCTCGCGGCCGGGCTGATTCTCGGCGACTGGCGGACCTACCGGCGACTCCGGGGCGGGCGGGTGGGGGACATCCGATGAGTCTGGGCAGCATCAAAGGGTCCACTCAGGACACCTCCGGCGGCACCCCGGTCGCCACCGTCGTCAACGAGGACGATTCGACCAAAGCGGTGCAGGCGGTGGCACCCGTGGGCAGCAAGTCCACCTGGGTCTCCATCCCCCGGACCGGGATAACCGCGGCCGACGCCCCGACCGGCGGGGACATGACCACCACCGGGTTCGCCGGGTCCGCCGGGGCGAACCTGGGCGACGTGGGCAACGCCCTGACCGCCGACGTGCGGGCGACGTGCGGCACCGCGGGGGCCACCCTCACCGGCCGGCTGGCCCTGTACGACGGGTCTAACAACTTCCTGGCGATGAGCGAGAGCCTGAGCTTCACGAGCGACGGTACGTTGCGCCTCGGGAACGCGGCCGGGGATTTTATCTCACAGCGCCTGCTGGTCGATCTGGGGCACGCCCGGAAGGTCCGGTTTTTCGTGGACAGCGTTTCCGCCGGCACCTGGGCCGTCTACGTCCGGCCGATCTGATCGGGGGTGGGCGGTGAGCTTACTCCTGTTGTTCGGGGGGGCGGGCGGGGGCGGCGGCCCGACCTACACCCTCACGGCGAGCCAAGCCTCCTTTTCGCTCACCGGCGAGGCGAGCGGCCTTCGGGCCGGGCGTGCCCTCCCCGCGGCACAGGCGAGCTTTTCGCTCGCGGGGGAACCCGCCGGGTTGGTGGCAGGGCGGCACCTGCCCGCCGCGCAAGCGGCCTTCACCCTGGCGGGCGAGCCGGCGGGGTTGCTGGCGGGGCGGCTACTGGCCGGGGGGACAGGCGCTTTCACCCTCACCGGCGAGCCCGTCACCCTCACCTACACCCCGCTCTCCGGGCCGACGTTCACGCTGGTGGCGGGACAGGGGAGTTTTTCGCTCACCGGCGAGGCCGCCGGGCTGGTGGCCGGACGAACCCTGCCGACCGCGGCGGGCGACTTCGCCCTCACCGGCACGGCCGCGGGCCTGACCGCGGGCCGGGTGCTTTCCGGGGCCACCGGCACCCTGACCCTGACGGGCGGGGCGGTGGGGTTAGTCGTCTCCCGGGTGCTGGCCCTGGCGACCGGGGAATACACGCTCACCGGGAACGCGGCCACGCTGCGGTACAGCGGGTCGGTCGCCCCGGTCGTCACCCCCGGCGGGGTGGTCCGCCGCCCCGGCCGCGTCTCCCGGCTCGCCCGGCGGCCGGGCCTCTTGTCCCGCGTCGTCCGCCGTCCCGAGGGCAACATGGCGTCCGCCACCATCGAGTACGAGAGCGTCGAGCAGGCCGCCGCCGAGGTGGTGAAATACTGCATCGACTTCACCAAGTTCCCCGAGGTCGCCGCCGGGGACACCGTCACCGGCGTGTCCGTCCCGGCCGTCGCCGGGGTCGCGGCCACGGCCGACGCCCAGGCCCCCGCCGCCGACGACCCGGAAGGCCCGGCGGTCGGGAAGTTCTGGTACGTCACCGTGTCGGGCGGCACGCCCGACACGGATTATTTAATCCGCGTGAATGCCACTTTGAGTGGAGGGTCCGTAAGGGCCGTCTGGCTGCTCGTCCAGGTCCGGTGAGGCGGGTAGGCCCCACACTCGGGGCATGGCGGTCACGCTCTACTGCACCTGGAAGGACGTGCAAGCCCGGCTGTCCCAGGCCGGGGCGGCGCTGAAGATCGACGACGACCCGAGCACGCAGGCCGACGTGCTGGCGGAGGCCGCGGTCGAGGTCAACGGGTACTGCCTGCTCGACTACACCCCCGCCGCCCTCGCCGCGTCCGACTGGGTGCGGTACGCCGCCCGGAACATCGCCGCCTACCTCGCCTGCACCCGCCGGGGCAACCCGGCCCCGCAGGGCGTCCAGGCCCGGTACGAGGCGGCAATCGTGGCCCTGGCCCGCGTCCAGGCCGGGGCCGCGACCATCCCCGACGCCGCCCGCCGCAAGACCCAGGCCCCGGTCCTCTCCAACCAGCGGGCCCGGCAGTGGCCGGTCAACGAGGTCAAGACGGTGGAGGGGACTTCGACCGGCACGGCCGCCGGGTATACGCAGTTCACCGACCCGTTCGACCTTCTGGACTACAGCATCTGAGTCAGAACATGGCCGATTTCGTCACCTACCGCGGCCCCGGTGCCCGCGCCGGGGTCGTCTCGCTCGTCCGGCAGGCGGTCCGGGGGGCGGTGGCGGACCGCCCGGACATCGCGGAACAGGCCCTCTTGCCCGGGGCCGTGGCGCTGCTGGGCAAGATCCAGCAGGCGTTCATAGCCAAGAGCCGGGGCGGGACCGACGAGTGCGGGATCAAATGGGACGCCCTGAAGCGGGAGACCATCGCCCGCCGCCCGATCGGGCCGGGCGACCTGGCCGCGATCGGGGTGAAGGGGACGAAGATCCCGGCGAACCGCACCCGGGGGCTCCTCACCCCCGCCCAGGACAAGCGGTGGCGGTCGATCTTCGCGTCCCGGCTGGCCCACTTCCGGGCGGCCGGGGTGGGGGAGGCGGAGGCGAGGGAGCGGGCCGCGAAGATCGCGTGGGCCGTCCTGAAGGCGGAGGGGGCCAAGACGAAGATCGGCGTGCTGGGGTCGCGGGCGGTGGACATCGGCCGGGACACCGGGGTGCTGCTCCGGTCCCTCACCCCGGGGGTCGGTGCGCCCGAAACGGTCCGGCGGGTCGAACCCGGGCGGATCACGGTCGGCTCGAACGTCCCCTACGCCAAGCACTTCCACGCCCGCCGGCACCTGTGGCCGACCGGCGACCCGGCGACGCTGCCGGACTCGTGGAACCGGGCGGTCGGCGGGGCGGTCGCCCGGGGGCTGTTGGCGGCCGTGGCGCATGCGATGGAAGCCGGGAGGGTGTGACGGGTAGCCCCCACACTACCCGTCATGGCCGCGTGCGAAAAGGACGCCCGGCTCGCCCGGGCCTGGCTGCTCGACCTGCTCCGGGAGCTGTGCTCCCTCCGCCGGGACGCGGCCGGGGGCAACCCGGCCGCGTCCCGGCGGAGGGAGACGGCCAAGTGGGAGCGGTGTGAGGAGCTGATGGTCCGGGCGGCCGACGTGCTGAACGTGGAGCTGGTCCATTGAGCCTGCGGTGCTACCTCCAGGCCGTCCGGGACGCGATCCGCCAGGAGTACGACCTGGACGGCAACGGGTGCGAGGTCCAGCCGGACGGCCGCCCGGTCCCGATCGCCGGGCAGGAGTTCTGGGCCGTCCACCCGGGCGGGGCCGGCAACGCCGGCCGGAGTTACCTGGACGAGCGGGTTGACCTGCTGGTGACGCTGACGGTGCGGACCGGGGTGCCGCCCCAGGACCGGATCGGCGTCAACGTGATGCTCGACGAGAACGGGGCGCTGGCGAAGGCCGAGAAGCTGCGGGCCTTCCTGCACTCCAACTACGACGTGATGGCCGCCGCGAACGACCTGATCGGGGCCGCCGCGGCGGGGTTCGCCGAGCCGCTGATGTTCAAGCGGCTGACGTACCTGGGGCCGAAGGGCCCCGACTGGTTCTTCGCCGACGGGACGGACGACTCGACCACCGGGGTCGCGTTCGAGCTGGCGTTCGGGGACGCCCGCCGGGTCCAGGGCATCGAGACGGCCGCCTGACACGGGGATCGCACATGGCCCTCTACCGCTGCACCAACGACGACTGCTCCGAGGCCGACGCCGGGCCGCCGGAGTTCCACTTCGAGGCCGAGCGGCCGGCCAAGCCGGGCGAGTGCCCGCCCTGCCCGAAGTGCAAGGAGGCCGGGTGCGTGGTGGGGCTGGTGACGGTCCACTACCTCGTCAACGACCCGGCCGGCCCGATCCGCACCCCGCACGGCGGGCGGGCGATCGCCTGCCAGCCGGAGGCCCGCCGGCTGGACGGGAAGTACCAGTGCGCGGGGGTCCGGCCGGCGGTCAACTGCCCGGCCTGCCGCGCGACCGCCGTGTTCCAGCAGCACGAGCGGGACGACGTGGACCAGCACAAGAACATCCTGAAGAAGGGCACCCCGATCTGACCCCGACGGCCGGGGCCGCCCGGCGGAGAGACGCAATGCCGCTCGCCACCATCATCGCCGGCCGGTACTCGGCCACCTGGAACTCCCTGGCCTGCGGGCTGGCGAAGGACGACGGCTACCGGCTGATCGAGGAGCCGAAGGAGCAGGCGATCAACCGCAGTGATGCCTATGCCCAGACCATGATCGAGACATTGCATCAGGGCGTGGACTGGTCGATCGTCTTCACCATGATCGAGTACGACTCGGCCGCGGTCAGCACCATCGTCTCCCCGTGGGGGGCGCTCGGCACGCTCGGGGTGATCTCGCAGCTGGGCAGCGCCATCGCCAAGCCGTTCGTCCTCACGTCCACCGTGGGGACGCCGGCCGCCGCCAGCCCCGCCACCCTGACCGCGACCCTGGCGAAACTCAGCCCGCGGACGAACACGGAGATCGGGTTCGGGCCGAACGGCCGGGAAGTCCCCGTCCGGCTGGACCTCCTGCCCGACCTGATCTCGACGGCGGTGAAGCACTTCGCCACCAGCTAGGCGGTTGTGGCTACAGAAATGCCACGGCCCGGGGTTCCCCCGGGCCGCTTCGTTTCACCCCGGCCGCTCGCCCCGGGCCAGCTGGTCCAGCGCCCGGGCCTCCCCCGCCGCGTCCGCCCGCCTCGCGTCCCCGGTCGCCCGGAGGACCAGTTCCCGCAGCCGCGTGGCCGACAGGTGGGCGGTGCCCCGCTCCAGTTCCTCCTCGGCCTTCAGCCCGTCGAGGTGGGCGAGGAGGCGGAGCTTGGTTCCGGGGTCGAGGGCGAGGGCTCCGACGCCGTAGAACCGGGCGAGTCTGGCGTCGGAGCGTCCGCTTTTTTTAGGGCGGCCATCACCCCCGCCAGCGCGTCGTAGAACTTGCACGCCGCCCGGGTGGACACCTCCGGGAACCCCAGGTCCAGGAGCACCCCGACCAGCGCCTTGTGCCACTCGTGGGCCGGCCGGCCCTCGGCCGCCCGGGTCGCCTCGCCGACCCGGTTCCAGGCCTCGTAGATGTCCACCCGTTTTTCGACGCCGCCGATCTCGAACGGCTTGAACCCGTCGTCGGTGATGGACACGGGGGAGGGGTCGGGCATGGGATTCTCCGGGGGTTTGTGGGGCGGGCACCCATGATCGGCCCTACCCGGATAGCCGGGAGAATGGCCGCATGGCCGACGCCGCCGAGCTCGTCATCCGCATCCGGGACGAGGGGGAGTACGACCGGGGGAACCCGAACCCCCCGAGCCCGCCCCCGCCCGCCCCGGCCGCCATGCCGGCGGCCGGGCCGACCGCCGGCGAAATCAAGGACATCATCCGCCGGCTGGCGTCGAACCCGGACGTGAAGAAAGCCGGGTTCGACGCCAGGACGCTGGCGGCGATGCACCCGGACTTCATCCGGCAGATGGCCGAGCAGGTGGGCGTCCCCCACGCCCCGCCGCCGCCGCCACCACCACCAGCCCCGCCGCCGCCGGACGCCGCGGACGTGAAGGCCGGGGCGGAAAAGGTCAGGTCGCAGAACGACCGGCTTCTGGGCGAGTTGGCGAAGGAACTGGACGACCTGGCCGCGGAGATCGAGCGCAAACGGAAGGCGGCTTTCCTGGCCGGCGGCGGGCCGACGGTGGTTACGCCCGGGTCGGCGACCCCCGTGAACGAGATGCTGGGCGGCCCCACCCCGGACGAGGCGGCCTACGGCCGGACCAAGTTCGCCGGCGACGGCCCCGACGCCCCGCTCCCGAGCTGGATGACCGACGAGCAGAAGGCGGACCTGCCCCCGCCCGGGCCGGGGTATAGGCTCGTACCGCCCGGCGAGAAGAACGCCAATTTCATCAAGCGGAACATCCCGAAGGGCGTCGGGTCGGCCCTGGAATCGCTGGGGGTCGATGTCGGGCCGGCCGCCGACGCGATCGGCGGGGCCGCCGCCTCCGCCGGCCTGACGGACTTGGCGGCCGTAGCCGGGCCGGCCGCCGCGGCGCTGCTGCTCGCCGAAGTCGCCGGCCGCGCCGAAGCCGCCGCGATCAACGCCGCCACGAAGGGCGTACAGTCGCTCGGGACGATGGCCGCGGACGTGGCCGGGAACAACTACCTCGGCGCGTTCGCCACCTACACCGGGGCCGCGGCCGACGCGCTGGAGAAAATCCCCATCGTCGGCCGGGTGTACGCGGCCGAAATCCGGTTGGCGACGGCCGCCGTGACCGCGTACACGAAGACGGTCGATGCGTTCGTGCGGCGGGGGCAGGAGCTCGCCCGGTTCAACGCCGACATCGCGGGCGGCGTCGCCCGCGCCAACGTCCGCACCACCCTGGCCGACGTGCGGGAGAGCCAGGCGCTGGGGCCGGCCCTCACCCGGCTGATCGACAAGCAGAGCCAGGCCGAGGCGAACCTCCGGGAACTGCTCCTGCCGATCAAGGAGATGCTGGCGGAGTTCGTGGCGGAAACGGCGGGGGTGGCGAAGGAGGTGACCGGGATCGCCAAAGAGTTCGCCCCGGTGCTGCGGTTCTTCGTCCAACTGTCCGCCGCCGTCCCGGTGACGACCATGCGCCTGTTCCGACAGGTACTGGAACTCCTCCATTTCTGGCTCAAGATGCAGACCGACCCGCTGGGTCTCGGCGAGCCGTCCGAAGGCGAA